TTGTTTTTCTTCAACTTTGATTCAAGCTCTTTCTTTGTAAGTTTTACACGCTTCCCCTTGACATCTTTGGTGACGCGGAGACCCATCTTTTTTACCTTTTCCTTGAGTTTGTCGTACTCCATTTAATATAGACTGGGAAATTAATGGTAGCGAACACCGGCCCTTGTGGCAGCATCGTCAATTTCGTCAACCATTTCCCAAGCCCATAAACATTCCTGAGCATCTTGATGTTCGCAGATTGAATGTGCCAAATCAAGGGCTTCGTGAAGAATCATTTTGAGGCGCATCTGTCTTGCGGTGATTTGCTTTGGTTCTCTCAATGAAGGTGCTTCATACGTGTGTTGAAGAGCGATGCGGGTAATTTCGGCCTTCTTTGTTTCATATTTGATTTCTTCACTTCTGGAAGCGGCAACTATCTTGTACCTGTGACGAAGTGGTCCCGATGGAGGTGGACTCCAATACCCAAATCTCTTGAGGGTCTTCACCATTAAATATCTATCAGAAGATATTTTTAAGACCATTTAAGTCTCTCTACAAATCTTCTAAATAAGTAGGGCGCAAGTTCACTTAAGGAACCAAATGGCACATAACGGTAATCTGGGAAGTCTTCACCCATACCCAAAAGTTGTGCCACTTTGTATCTTTCGTGGGGACAACTCCGCGCAAACTTAATATCTTCCGAGTTATGTGTCGCCAAAAGTGTGTGTACATTTTCACGAGCACCCAAACTCATATTAAGACCCTCCCTAAATGATTTGTCTACAGCCGCTTTGTTGGAGAGGAGACCGTCTTGCTTCCCCAAATACGCGCCACGAACCAGTTTGACTCCAAGTTGTATATTGTGTCTTTCCGCCGCACGAAGATCTAATTCAAGTTCTTTTAGAGCTGTGATACGATACATTTGATATGTTTTGAAAATATGGGGTTCATATTGATTAAATTGTATCATCATATCATAAGTTTCTTTGGGGTACAATACATCTTCGGCGTCAATACAAACCTGACATTTATTCTTTATCGCGTGCTGAATAACTTTTTTGATATGCGCTGCCGCGAAATGAGGTGATTCCCTTGAAGCAAATGATGTCATCTTTAGGGCAAACATTGACCCTGGAACAGCTTCCATGGCCGACATATTTACTTCACCAACATGGTGTGCTTCGTGTATTTTACAGTTCTCTCTCGCATAATCCAAAATAACTTTAGCGCCAGAGCGATGAACGTCTCTAATGACTTTTGTTAGTTCATGATTAAGTGCTGCATACCTCAGCATATCTTAAAGATATAGTACATTTTTAATACATGGATATGGAAACTCGTACTTTGATAACTAAAGTGCTTCTTCCCCGTATTAGGCAACTTGAGGAAGAAGTAGCTACGTTGCGAAGACACACATGGCCGTATGTTCAATCTCAGAAGGAAACTAATCAACTCGATGACATGCACGCAAAGAGAGACTTTTTCAAAAATCTGGACGATGACACAATCTTGGAACTCTTGAGACTCAAGGCGAGACTCTCAAGAAACCCAGGGCTTCAGGGGAGAGAATATGATGTTATTACGACTTTGCGGAATAATTTTTGTTAGTGTATATTAAATGGCATCATTCCTACTTCAACTTATGGGTTTAGATGCACTTGGTGTATCCGTACCAGGCGCGGGATTATTTACCGCACCTGTTGTTGCCTTTCAAAAGGATAAAGATCTTGATGCGAGTACCATGATATCTCTTATCTGTTCGTGCTTGTGTTCAGCTATGGTTGTGCAGAGAATGGTAAATTTTCCATTTAAATCACCACCTATCATGATGATGTTGGCTGCCTGCTGTTTCTTGAGTTGTTGCTCATCCGTGATGTTAACTAAAGACACTTATGATCGTTTTACTCACAAATCGGAATAGTTTAGAAGAAATCATCCGTTCTGTACATATTCACCGTGTATGAACCAGTTTTACCAGTTACTGAAACTGTTTCATTCCCATATATCTCTTCACACCCAATATCTTCCATACAGTCGCGTGCGTTGTGTGTCACGGGAACTGGGTACAAGTTTTCACCACCCGTTGTGGTATAATAGTGATAGCGATCCCTGCGTCCTCTGACCTCTTTACCGTAGAGGGGGAGAGTCTCTTCTCCAGCACCCGTGAGAATACCCATCTGTTGCATGAAACCTGGCTTGTATTGTTTGATTGGCGCGCTCCTGAATTCTGGTTCGCGTCGTGGTTCGCGTCGCTCCATCTCAATGCGTGGTGGCACTGGCATCACTGGGACTTCCACTGGAACTTCGACAACCTGAGGATTATAGTACATGTATCCCAAAACGAGAGCAAGTACAATAATAACTGACCATAAGATTTGAGTCTTGTTTTTGTTCTTTATCTTCATTTATAATAGTTAAGGAATATTATTCAGATAAAGACATGAAGGTACTCGCTATAGATATTGGGTATCATAATATGGGACTTGTCCTCGCCGAATGTGGTAAAGGTCCAAAGGTAGATGTAGAGTTCATGAAGAAGGTAAGTCTCGAAGACTACAAATATATTCACTCAAATGATATCGTTGATCTCATTCCTTTATTTGTAGAAGATCACAGGTTTATATTTGATGCAGCTGACACTATACTTATAGAAAGACAACCACCCGGAGGGTTTACAAACATTGAGGTACTTCTAAATTACATGTTCAAAGATAAAGTTATATTGGTTTCACCTGTGAGCATGCATACACATTTTGGTATGAGACATCTAAATTACGAGGAACGCAAGGAGCGAACTGTCTCTATTGCAGATAAGTACATTGAGGGTGAAATACCCTACGAGAGGAAACATGATATTGCCGACGCACTATGTATGATTTTGTATTATAACTTTAGAGTTTCCGTGCACTTTTTTGATAAATTTAGGTTTGACGGGCCTCGGCTCTAATAATTTCTAATGCGTTTGCCACAGATTCTAAAGCGTCAAACATTGTCGCCGCACTACGATTCTTGCAACATTTTCTAATATTTTCAATGTTGTATTCAAAAGATTTCTTCTCCTTCTGTTTTCTTTCTTCGTGAGACTTCATAACACCCCCGAGTCTCTCAATCTCTGAATTTAACTTTTGTGTAATGACTTCAATGGCTTCGTCCATCTTTAGGATCTCTTCCTCATACCAGTCAATGTGACGGTTAAGAAGATCCCGTTTCACTTGAGATTTTGTTCTCTCCATCTGTTTTTCAACTCTTTCAATTTTGTCATCAATAATCTGAAGATTGTTTAAATATTTTTGATAATGAAATTCCTTAGATTGCTCGAGAGCTTCAATTTGTTGTTTGATGTCCATTGTGTTGTGTAAACTCTTCGCCCCAAAACTTTATACCGAGCATGCGTTCGTGATAGTCTATGATCCATTTTAAAGTTTGAGATCTTAGACTATCAGTTTCCTTGTAGAAAGCGTACTCTTTCTTGAGTCTCTCTAATTCTTCTTCACGCCAGTGAGGCATTTTACTTGGGTGTTTTACCTTTCATGATCAATCTTAGGTCATCAATAAACGTATCAAAGCGACCAAGGCGATATTGAACGATAGCCCAGAGGAAGAAGAAAACAGTCTTTGTCAAGTTGTTTATATCGTTATCTTCCATCTTGTATATGGGCGACACGACACGGTGCATGAAAGTCTCCTCCTTTTGCTGTCCTGTGACCATCATCTCAGCTTGAGTAAGAGCGCATGTATCATCGTTGACACTCCAATGATAGAACAAAAATGGGATAAGTATGGAATAAAATTCAAGGTTTCTGTGATTATTTGTAAAGGGAACGACAAGAATACCGATCAGGAACACGAGATGAATCCAGAATATTATGTTCATCTATTATAAAATGAACCAAGAAAATTTTGACGATCAAATGATCAAGCAACAGGCACTTGAAAATCGTCGTGATAGTTGGAATGAGCAACACGAATCTATATTGCGTCAATGGGGTGAGGCTTCGGGGTGTTACAGGTACATGCATCACCGAGCGTTCCTGTTGTACAAGGGATTGAGTATGCGTTTTACTTTACCTGTCATTATACTTTCAACAATCACAGGTACTGCGAACTTTGCTCAAGAACAGTTCCCCGAGAACCTCCGTGGTATGGTGCCATCTGTCATTGGTGGTCTTAACCTTATCGCAGGTCTCGTCGCGACCATTATGCAGTTCTTGAAGATCAATGAATTAATGGAAAATCACAAGGCGGCTGCGTTGTCTTTTGGTCTTCTTTCCAGAAATATTAGATTAGAATTAGCTCTCGCTCGTGAAGAGCGTAGCACGGATGGTCTGGAATTTGTTACCAGATGCAAGAATGAATATGACCGTCTCATTGAACAGTCACCCAGTGTTCCATCAACTATCCTTGCAGAGTTTGAAAAGGAATACCCACTTGACAATATGTTCACGAAGCCTGAGATTCTCGATGTCCGAGCGATTCCCAAGTTGAAACTACCAGGTTTCACAAATATAAGATCACACACGGGTTCAAGTGTCATCTCCGAATCAACAAAGGG